GGATTACTTCTGGGCCTGACATTAGGCAAGTTGCATTACCGTTGTTGATGTACACATTCTCAATCTGATTCTTAACCATTGTTTCAGTTAAGTCTCGGACTAAGCCAAATGTTGGGGCATCTACAATTTTTGTGCCAGTGTTAAATCCGCCATCACTACCACCATCACCTGAATCGGTATTTGATGTTAGCCAAGCACTGAATCCACCTGCCTGTCCTGCTACTGTGTTGTTGTCATCAGCAATTGATGGGTTATTAGAAAGAGCATCCAACTCAACATCTCGGCGTAATTCTGCTTGCCTCATGTATAGTTGATATGCCAATTCATCACCTCTGCCAATGTTGTCTGTGCTCTGGGCACGCTCTGTAACTTCTAGAACTTTAACTGAGTTCTGACAGTGGTTACCCTTACGAGTACCTGCTGCAGCATTGTTGTCTCCTGCATCCGCACCTGAAACAACTTTGTTTGAAGCGGGGGTTGCTAGACTATCTTCAGTCCATTCTGTGAAGTCATTGTTCGCTGTATCACTACCTACCTTGTCAGTGAATGGCAAAGGAATATGGGAAATATCCCAAATCTTCTGCATTACATCCTCATTGATGAGTCCGTCTGCTAAGGCGTTTTTTAGATCAACAGTATCAAAATAATCTTGTGGGGCTGCCATAAGATTTTCTCCTTACTTAATCTGGATTTCTTTTATTTGATCCAGAATTGATTGTCTTGAATTAGGTCTAGTTATCTTACTTGGTGTCTTATCTCCAGGCTTGATACTAGTGCGCTTAGACTTGTCAGTTTTCAATTTAGGTTTGACTTCTTTAATAGATGCCAATGCCCTCTTGATGCGAGTATCTTGCTTCCAAGTATCTCTAAAATATTTCAACATGTTAGCATCAAACTGTGTTGTAGCTAGTGTGTTTCTAGGAAACCAACCTTCCAGGTATTCTTGAATACCTTTCAGATCACTAGTAGCAACATCTTGATCAGACCATTCAGGAATCAACCTTAAAGTGTCGGTTCTATTCTGAACCTGTTTCTTTTCAGCTCTCTCAGCAGCAGCCTGCATAGGTCCCTCTTTGAGGTACTGTGCGGGTACTGCATTAAGTAGTTCCTTGAGTTCTGCAACACGCTGATTATATTCCTTCTCAGCTTCAGTGCGTCCTTCTTCAAATTTTAGTCTTTCTAATTCAAAGTCTCCTCTAGTCTCACTCAAGTTTTTCAACTCACCTAGGGTTAGTTCATCAACTCCCTCTGCGGTTGGTACTTTAAGATCATAAAGGTCTTCTACCTTATAACTTAACTCTTCAGCAAGTTCCGTAAGGTTAGTCGGTTTAGCAGATTTCTTTTCAGGATCATCATCCCTGCTGGCAACTGGATCATCATCTGTTGCTTGGATATCATCACCGCGCAATACGGCTGATATTTGTTCTAATTGGCTGTCATTTGGTTTATTGACTCCTGAATCATCATTCAGGGTATCTGTTACTTCTGGCATAAATTTCATCTCTCAATGATTCAACTGCATTCATTTGTTCTTGCAGTCTTGTTAGTTTATTTATATCTTTCTCTGTTTTAAATTCTTCAAAACAATCCTGCTCCATCTCAGAGAGGATTTCTTTGAGTAAATTATTCTTCAGGAGCTGCTTGGATTCTCTCTGGTAGCGGCTCAGTTGCCTGGGCGTTAGTGTCTTGTCCATTTGGTCTCGGTGGTGTATCAATCTGTTGTGTGGTGCCAGCTGCTACCAGCTTAGCTTCTTCAACCTGTGCATCCAATTCTGAATCCCAGAACTCAAACTGTAATTGAGAATCATGCTTATACTTATCAAATGCGGTGCGGAGTTCTTCCAGTGTGATTGCTTTGTCCATAAGACCTACTCTCTGTTCAGTTTCTGCTTCTGCCTTCTGGCTAGCTGCATCAGCTGCTTGTAATGATACCTCACTTTGTGGGTCAATGAAGTACTGTTCTATATCTTCTAGTCCTGACATTCTACCCCAATCTGTAACTGCTTGGTAGTATCCAAACTTGTCAACTAAGATTCCATCCATACCCTGTGAAGCAAGTGCTGTCTGTGATGTCATTACTGCATCAAGTGCTGCTAGCTTCCTTGTGCGCTCACCTGTGCTTAGACCAACCTTGATCTTAACATGCTTGCGCTCTCGCCATTGTGCTGGTAGAGGAGCTAACCACTTACCCTCTTGCTTGGTGTACACTGGACCTATCCACTCTTCTCTATAGGTCTGATGTATTAGCAACACTGTGTTTCTAACTAATGTGTGTGCAAAGTTCTCAGTCATGAGAGCTGATAGCTGTTCAAATACAGAGTAAGCTCTATCTAGTCCTTGACTACCAACTTGATGAGAGGCCAACTGTGCTTGTCCTGACTGCATCTCCAATGATGCTCCTCCCATTTCTGCTCTTACAGTCCTTTGGTCCTGAATATTCATCAGGATGCCTTGGGACAAATCTGGTTGTGGTACAGAAGTAACAGCTGCTCTTACATCAGTATTACCCTTAATACGGACATTAGAATTGGGTCTGCCATCATTGAGGTCATCTACATTAACTTTACCATCCTGATAGAATAGCTTGTTCTTGATTACTGTGTTAACATTATCAAATAGTGCTCTGTATAGACCTGTATTGACATCCTGTACTTGCTTGAGCTTATCATATAAGCTAACTCCAAGTACTCTGTGTGGTGCCAATATTGCTACTCCTGTAGCAAAAGGTACCCTAGATACTTCTTCTTTCTCTAGAATGCTTTCATTTGCATATACTACCTTCCATCTCTCTGCAATGCCATCACCATCAATGTCTAGAAGTGCATAGCACTCATACCATTCTACCCAGTCCATAGACCTATCAGAGTTAACCTGATGTCTATCTTCTTCAAATTTTTGTGGGTTACGCGCTTCTGAAGCTCTTGTGCGGTCTGTTGCATATGGAGGGATCAGATCAATTAGTTTTGGATCATATCCTCGCTCCATGAGTGTTGAGCGGGTATCAATTTGTCTGTATGCTACAAATGGGACTCTTTGCATGTTGTGTTCATCCCAATCAGAAGTATACATAAAGTGTTCTGGGGGACATGACTCCAGTCTCATTTCTTGTTCAGTGGTCTTTATTCTTATCACTACCCTGAATAAGTCATTACCTTCCTCATCCTCGCCAGTCTTTTCCATGGTGCTTATTTCAACTTCATTAAGCTCATCTTTTGATATAAGGTCAGCAATAGCTAACTCTGGTACATCATCAAGGGTGGTCTTATTAACAACTTCTTTCTCTTCCTTCCAGATCTTTATAATACCTAGTCGGGAGATAAGGGCATCTTTCATTGCTGATTGAATTTCAATGAAGCCGTTATTAGCACCTATGCAGTGTGATACTACTGCTCCTTCTAAATGAGCCTGCTGCTCATCAGAAGGACCATCAGCATGAAACTCTGCTAGGTTGCTTGACACAAATGCTGGTACGGTCTGTGATAATACAGCCTCTACCATAGCACTTAAATCACCACTTACTACTTGTGATCTGCCTTCTACTTCATCACCTCTTGCTCTCTGGTAATAGTAATCAAGTGATCTTTCTATGTCTTCAATCTTCTCATCAAAGTCATATCCGTCTGAACGGTACTGCATCTGTTTAATGGCCACAACGATTTCATCATCTGTCATCTTGTGGCCTCGGTAGAATGGATAGGCCATGGGGTATTTATGTCTCCTAGATAATTCCTTTATCTTGTTGTTTGTATGATGGAGCTTCACCCCACCCTGCTAATGCATCACCTTCTAAGTGTCTGTATTTACAGAAGGTTCTCCAGGCGTCTGCTGGATGTGACTCCCATGAGTGTAAAGGCGATAGTTGAAATACATCGGGATCTCTTTTTGTCTCTTCTGTTCGATACCCCTCCAGCGCTTCTATTAATCTTTCATTATTTGGTTCACCATCAGTAAACGCTCTTACATCATTATCAATGCTAGTGCGTTTTAAGAACTGTCTTGCTAAGTTTATATCAGCTATTTTATCTGATGTCTTTGGGACCACATATATTGCCTCTCCCATTTCCTCAATGGTCTGCGATAATGGCTTTCCTGTCTGTAGTGTTTTAACACCACCATCCCAGGGTAACACATATGTATCAATTTGCTTACCCCATGGGAATGACTTTCTGATATCATGGACAATGTCAGATATGTCTGTCATCCTCCAATTCCTTGACCCTATTATCTTTACCTCATTGCCCTTCTCTTGTATGAATATGGCAGTAGTCATATCATTCATACCTAAGTCAAAGGAAGCATAGACAGGTCTTTCATTCTCGTAACCTATTGATTTTATTCGCTTTTCTCCATGCATCTTCATCATCTCCTTTCCAAAATATGCACCGCGGAATGCGGCCATCGGTGAGCAATAATACTCCTGTAGAAACAAGGGTTTATCCATCTCCTTCTCTTCTTGGTCCAAAATCTCTTTTGACAGTACACCAGTGTCATCAACTGTCTTCAAAGAGGTGAACCATTTAGGATCATTCTTTGTCTCTTGGTACATTTTATATGCGTGATTCTTACCACGGTAGGTGGTAATGAAAATTGCCCATCCATCATTCTCTGCTATAATGGGTCTAATGTAATCCCAAGCAGCTGGGTCGCACAGCGCCCACTCACTGAATACTACACCTCTAGGA